CCGGCGAGTTGGCTGAACGCCTTCAACATTGCATTTCCAAAGAACGCCGTAACGGTCTTGCCTGTATTCAACAACCATTCGAGTTGTTGAATGATCAGTTTCAAGCGGATGGATACCTGTGCATGCAGATAATCCGTCAGGATTTTGAACTTTGATTGAAGAATGCCGATTTCACTCCACAATTGCTGCACATTGATCTTCAAATTATTCCACCATGTGATCAATGCCTGGATTCCGGCAGGCACATTCACCGCCAGCCACTGCACCAGCTCCGTCAATCGCGGGAAAACCTCCGCCGCCAGGAAACCAAAGAACTGTTGGATCCCTGGTAACAAAACATTTGTCCAAAAGTCTGCCAATGTCTGTATGGCAATTGGCACTTGCACTTTCAACCAATCCACCAGCATCTGGAAATATGGTTGCACCGTCGCCCAGAACGTCATCACCGCATCGCGAATGCCGCCCCAGTTCTCCGTCCATGCCCGATAAACGAGATAAGCAACCAATGCCACCGCCGCCATGATCAACAGGATCGGAGCCAATGCCGTGATGATTGAAATTGCCGCAGGCAGCACCACCGTATAAACGAATGCCATGATGGCTGCACCGATCGCCGCCAATATCGCCACTAAAATCGGTTGGTTGTTTCGCAGAAAATCCACGAACGTAAAGAACTGATCGATCAACACCGGCAGTGCGGTCGCCGCTTGTTGTGCCAGGCTAACGATTCCATTCACGATCATCATCAATCCCGCTTGCACATCTGGTCTGTTCACCACATCCTCGATGGCCTGCAGCCCCTTCCCCACTGCCTCCATCAAACCCATGCCCGCCGGTCCCAAGGCTGCGGTCATCCGGTTCTTGAAGAGTGTCCACCGCTCACCCCAATCCATCGTGGACTCGGCTGTGGCCATGATGGCGCCATCCGCACTTTTGATTGCTGGCACCAGTTCGTTAAATTCAAAACGGTTCTCACGGATCGCTGCCGTCATGTCAGGACCAGCTCGCGAACCGAATACTTCCATACCAATTGCAAGTGCTTTGCTTTCATCCTTTGCGTTTTTAATCGCCTCAATGGTCTTCAGCAAACCCTCCTGCAAGGGTATGTTCTTTCTTGCAAAATTACCAGCTGCGATCTTCAATGAACTCATTACTAGTTCGGTGTTAACCCCCTCCTTCTCCCACTTGCCCAGCATTGCAAGGGATTGTTCAAATGAAAAATCAAATGCACGTAATGGTGCGCCAAACTGCACCACCAACTGCATGAGCCGGTCAACGCCTGTCCCTGATTTTTGGCTGGCAACATAAACTGCATCGAGTGATCCAGCCGCATCCTCGTTTTTTATTGTCCAATCACCCATCATCCGTGTAAAGGCTTCACCGTTGGTAAGCAGATCTCCACCGGTGATCCGCGTCAACTCCAACAACATCTCTGCTGACTCTTGAAGCGCGGGACCAATCAACCCCAATCGCTGGTTGATAATGCTGATCGCGTCTGCCGCATCCCCTGCCGTTGCAGGTACTGAAGTGAACACTGCATCGAAATCATTCTTCAGGATTTGCAATCGGTCACCCATTGCCCCCGTCCTCTGCTGGATCGTGTCATAGGCCGCATCCAGCGTATTCCCTGACTTCCAGATTAAAGCAGTAATGGCAACGATGGCAGTCGCCGCGAGCATCAATCCCGCTGCCAATATCTTCCCGCCCAAAATGCCCAGGGTCTGCAATGCGGCCAGAGCGCCAGGCTTGGCGTTCGCGATGTCCTTCATCATGGGTCCCGAATCTGCTGTCAGATCCAGGACCGCTTCACCTAAACTACCAGCCATTTACCATTCTCCTCTCCCCCTAAATTGCCGCGCTCTTTGCGGCCATTTGGGGGGATGCCCGAAGGGCAGGGGGTCATTGAACATACCTCACACCGATACCTAACAACTTCAATCTCACTGGCGACACGATCTCGGCATGCTCTCGATTTTGGTTCGCTGTTCTGATCCACTCGCGCATCGTTGAGTTCCTCGCGTTCTCCTTCATGTGCGGGATGCTTGCCGCATCTGCCATGGCCAGCCGCAACTCAGCCATCCGTGCAGGCAATCTCTCCAGGTACGCACCGATCGCCGCCATCGGCATATTGCTGAGATCATCGAAGCCCAGTCCATACCAGAAACTTATTTTCGTGAACGCCTCGCCCCAGTCTGTATTTTCTTCAGGGCGAGTTCCATCACTTTTTTTCCCTGCGTTTGCTCCGTATAGAACGCCAGGATGTTCATCTTGTGCAGCACCGTCATCGTCTCCAGTGGGAGCTCTTCGCACAACAGTTTCAGGATGTCATTGAACACAGCTTCGAGTTCAGCGGCTTGCTCATCGCTCATCTCTTCATCGACGTTCTGGAGCTTCGCCGCTCTCAATTGCAACTTCTGGAACTTGACCGCCTGCCTCGGCCCGATCGCCTCCAGGCGTAACAGCTCATACTCCTTCCCCTGCCACTTAACCTTGACAGCTCTCGCCTGCCCAAACAACGCATCCAGATCCAGGACTTTATTTTCATCTGCCATTAGATTCATGCCTCAACTTCTCTCCTCTCCAAATTGCGACCGAATGGGAGCCATTTGGGGAGGGGTCGGGGGTGGGGTGGGTCTAGAGTGCCGCCGCATGCTGGTACTCGGCATACCCAAAGCGGTCATCCTCGGTCGCCGCGTTCAGATCCTCGAGCGCCTCGAACTTGATCGGGATCAACGTCTTCCCATCCTTCACAAATTCCGACTCCACGTCGTCATCCATATACCCGCGTGGCAGGCAGAACTGACCCGGCCAGTTGCCATAAGGGGAGTTACCTCGGAACACCAGCGCGAACTCGCCCACGGTGGCGCCGCCGTGCAGCTTCAACAGCTTCTTCCCGATCGTGCCGCTTCCAGCTGCAGTCACGGCCACCGTCCCGCCGATCGCATTCGCCAGGTTCTCCAGCGTGTTCTCGTGCGCGTTGACCTCGACGGTCAAACCTTCCTCGGTTTGCACAGCCTTCACGGTTCCCGTGCGCTGGTCCGAAGAAAACTTCTCGCGGTTGCGGGTCTTCGTCACCTTCACACCGCCATCTGTCTCACCCAGCGAGACCCACGCCCCGCTTGGGGCTGCTGTCAATGCAGGCATCGCCGTTCCCACAGGCGCAAGATACAACGTGCCCACACCGACAAGAATTGCATAAGGTTGATTTGCGTTTGACATTTCCTAATTCTCCTTTTCATCATGTCATTGCGAGACCGCTTTAGCGGTCGAAGCAATCTCAACTAATCCACATAATCCGCATACCCGATACTCACCAGATATCGTGCGAACTCCACACTCACAGTCGCCTCACCGTTCACATCCACCTCCACACCCTCAGCTGACCGGTTCGGTCGAAACTTGATCTTCACTCCCGTCTTCTCTTCCCCCAAATTGTGCACGTCCATTTGGGGGAAAGCGGCTTCAGCCGAAGGGGGTTCCTTTTTCTCCTCAGACTCCAAACTCTTATTACTCTTTGGTTTTTCCATCTTTATTCCTTTGTGACCCTTTGTGGTTAAAGGATCGCTTCTTCCGAGATCATGCTCATCATGAACACAATGCCCAGGTCTTTATTGATCACCTCGTCATGGATCAATGAAAGCGTCGTCTCCGGTTTCACATAATGGACCAGCGCGTTCCCCTTCGAAGTCGCCACCGTGAACCGTTCATTCTCCCGGCTCAACTTCACCAGCTCGCGCCAGATATCCACCACCTTCACCTGATCATCAGCATAAATGCGGATCTCCAGCCGCGGCGTCGCCACCTTCGCATACAGGTCAGCCGGACCGCCATCCATGTGTACGCTCACACCCGTCTTGTCCTCTGCCCAGCCCCCCCCATAGCGATGCTTCCCCGCCACGCGTCCGCCAGCGGATGTCAGCGCATTCTCCAGCCACGTGATCACAGCCTCCAACGGATCGATGATCATCCTTCAGCCTTTCATCTCGTATTTCTTCAACACGCCTGGCATTTCATGCTTTGCCTTATCGATGCCATTGGTCAAAAAGTGATAGCCTTCGAAGCTGTGATGTCCTTGATGAACTGGCAGCGCATACTGCAAACCGCTTCCGAACTCCAGGCTCACATTCTCACCATCCACAAGGGCTTCAGTCATCGTGCCGCCTCGTTCAGGCGAACCAGGCCCGGAATCGACATGATCGCCTCCCCAGTCATATCCTGGCTGGGCTGTATGGATCGAGCGGCGCAGCGTTCCGGTGATCACACCATGACCCTTTCGCAGTTCACGTTTGGCATGGCCTTCTGCGCGCAAGCCAAATTCACCGAAAGCCTTCGCAACATTCCGTTTGACTTCTTCGGCAACTTCCTTGCCTCGCCACTTCTTGTATCGTGCGCTCATAAAAATCCTTTGTGCTCCTTCGTTCCTTCGTGGTGAGAAGCTCTTATGAGATTCTCTCCAGCACTGCCATCTTATGATGTGCACTTCTTCCGCGTCTCACCAGCAACTCCTTCACCTCGAATGTATCGCTGATCGTCGTTGCATCTTCCATCGTCACCAGCGAGATCTTTGCTCGTTCACTGATCGTCACATCCGCTTTGACGAATAGCTGGTACACCGATTCGATCACGCTCTCCTGCAGCTCATCGTTCCATATCCTCTCGCGTGCCTCCACCAACCGGCAGCGCACACCCGTCACAGGTGTCCCATAAGCCTTCGAAGCGTTGTTATAAGGGCCTATCGAACCTGTGGCCGGGTTCTCGATCGTGCAGGTATGGATCAAATGATCATCGAAGCTCATAAACCTTTGTGCTCCTCTTCCCCTAAATCGCCGCATGCTTCTTTTCGCGGCTATTTGGGGGAAGTGCCCGAAGGGCGAAGGGGGTCGGGGGTCGGGTATCTAAAGCCTGAACACACCCGCGGTTACACTTGTCACGCTCGACCAGTCCACATACACATTTCCATCAGACTGGTTATAGATCCCTGCCGGGAACGGACCGATCATCCGCTCACCGGTGGTTGCTGGCACAGTCACTACCAGGTCAGCGATCGCCAGCCCATCCACAGTGCCTGGTGTGCTGATCGTCACAGTGATCTGCGCACCGCCGTTCTTCACATACAGAAAGCACACGCCATCGTTTGCAAACTGGTTCCCATTTGCCAGGTCTGGTTGAGCCAGTGCCGAAGCCAAACCCGTGCGCGCGATCTGTTGTGGGGTAATTACTGTTCTTGCCATACTTCACTCTCCTTTTGCTTTTATCTTCGTGAACCTTTGTGATCCTTCGTGGTGAAGAATCACACTGCCTGGAACATCAACCTCTTCATCGCCTTCCGAAACTCCACATCCCAATTTTCGAATGCAGTATACGAATATTCACCGGCGATGGATTCGCTCTTCAAGCCAGTCTGGTTCAGCTCCAGTCTCACCAGGTCGATGATCACGCTCTTCCGTTTCGCGCGATCATCGGCTGGCTTATACGTCGCAACGCAGCGATCTCCCCACGACGTACCGATGGGTAGTCTCTCGATCACACCGCCGCTCCATGTGCGATACTCTTCCGGATCCAGCGTGACATCGTCTTCCACGATGCTCACCACGCTGTAGATCTCCGCGGGCATGAACAGGCTCTGACCTTCGCCGCGCTTCGTCTTCACAACTTGTGTGGCATAAGCATCCGTTTGTGGCGCGCCGATCAACTCGGTGATCTCTGCCTCCACGCGGTCGATCACCAGTTGCAGATCTGCATCCGACATGCCCGTATTGACCAGCGCCTTCACCTCGGCAGTGGATACCAGGCTCATTTCTTCCTCATTATCTTTCCGCTTCGCCTGGCCTCCGGCTTCATGATGGCATGATCTTCATCTCCCCCTAAATTGGATGCTTCTCCAATTTGGGGGGAGGTCGCTGACTTCTCCTCATCCACATACTCCACATATCCATCGCGGAAGTACATCTCAGCATCCTCAGGCGACATCATCACCACATCACCGGCATTCCCCACACCGCCGATTCCCTTCAATGGCCTGATCCTCACTCGAACTTTTTCATCTGCCATACAAGTCTCCAATCTCTCCCTCCAAATTGACGCATGCTCTTCGCGTCCATTTGCGGGGATGTCAGCGCGCCGAAGGCGTGCGCTGACAGGGGGGTCTATGTCTGCGTCCCAACCACGGTCCACGTCGGGTCAAGCGCTGTGTTCGTGTTGATGTACAACTTCGCATTCGTTGTATCGATCAACAACGCACCTTTTGCCGCGCCGCGCATTGTCGCAGTCACGCCGGGTGTGGTCTCGGCCACTTCCACAGTTCCGCTACCATCCAGGCTGTTATTCGCCACAGTGATAATGGGCACAGCCAGGTTCACCAGGTTCCCGGCAAATGTGATCGTCAATGTACCAACACCAGCGGTCATTGTTCCAACTGCCACGGTCACACCTCCGGTCCCGATGTTCGGCAGTGCTTCCAGGGCTGCATCCACGTTATCCCTCAGCGTGTTGTTCGTCGAACTCCATGTGATCGGAGCCGTGGTATGACCATCGAACTTTAGCTTGAACGTCCCGGTGGTGGGGGTCCCGCCGATCGTCAGCGTCTGCACCTCATTGGTGCCCTGCGTTGGTGCGCCTGCAACTTCATAAGGT